CAAGCGAGTCATTGCAAATGTTGGAGGAAAGAGATGCTACTACCTAAACAAGAACTCAACATTCCTGTGGAGGAGGGGAAACTCTCCTTCCATGAATGGAGAGACATGATGGAGAGAAGGTATGACACCATGCCTTCTCGCTATTGGAGTGACACACAAACAATGTATGAGGAGTATTTAAATGTTTAATCATGAAGCTATTGACTTTAGTGTAAGGAAAGTTCCTTTAAATACAACAAGTGTTAGAGTTCCTGCTGATATTGGAGTAGGACTAGAGCGTGAAGATACAGGAGAAATTATTGCTATTGTAAGCGAACACTATCATCCCACACAGTACCTGGAAATTACAGATGCAGTGGAAGAAGTTCTGTCACAGTCAGGCTTAGATTTAACTAATGCAGAATTTCAAACAAATGTATATGATGGTGGAGCCAAGCTAGAACTTGTTGCTAAGTTTCATGATCATCCTATGAATATAAATACAACTAGTAACGTAATGTTAGAAGGAGATGTTATCTGTCCTGAATTTAGATTTAGAACAAGCCACGATGGTTCACTATCTAATGTAGGTTATATAGGGTACTTTCGTAATCTTTGTTACAATACCTTAATATCAGGAGATGCTTTATCATATGTTTATGGAAAGCATACTAAGAATTTCTCTGTTCCTAAGTTTGCTGCTAAAGCAAGGACTGCTGTAGAATATATAGCAGGAGATGGCATGGAGCAGATGCGAAAGTGGTACAATACACCTATCAAACGTGATACTGCTATTGACCTGTTTACAGAGACGCTTGCCCATCGTCAGGATAATGTTAAGCGTGAGCAGGTAGCCAACAAGAAGAAACTATCTAATCTCATGAAGATATTTGATGAAGAGAATAGATATCTCTTGGGACAAGGTAGGTATGAGAAGTATGCTCAACGTAATGAAGGAACCTTATGGACTGCATACCAAGCGGCAACCTATTGGTCTAGTCATCCAGAATATGGTGGAAAGGAAGGATCAAAAGCTCACACCACCAAGGTAACGAGAGAAGAGCAAATAAAGAAGATGTTGAACCATAAGATGTGGAAGGAACTTGAAGCATGTTAATCACAAAGAAAAGTTTAGTGACAGGTAACATCACCACTAAAGATATAGATGTATCTGTCCAACAACTGGATGCATGGCAGAATGGAATGCTTATCCAAGATGCCATGCCTCAAGTCTCGGCACCTGATCGAGAGTTTATCAAGACAGGTATAACAAGCGAGGAATGGGATGGACTCTTTAAAGACGCTTGAGTTATTTGCAGGGATTGGAGGCTTCAGTGTGGGACTTGAACGCACTGGAGCCTTCAAGACTATTGGGTTCTGTGAGATAGATGAGAAGTGTCACAAGATTCTAAGAAAGAACTGGCCTGATGTACCTATCTATACAGATGTAACAAAATTATCAGCAAAAGATTTACCTGAAATTCCTGATGTAATTACAGGTGGTTTTCCTTGTCAGGATATTTCTATAGCAGGTAAAGGAGAAGGATTAGATGGCAAAAGATCAGGACTCTGGTGGGAATTTCACAGACTTATTTGGGAATGTAATCCCAGATGGGTCATCATTGAAAACGTCTCAATGCTTCGACGTAGAGGATTGGGACAAGTGTTACGATCCCTCGCAGAGATCAGGTATGATGCAGAATGGCACTGTATATCTGCTAGAGCCGTTGGTGCGCCTCACCAGAGAGACAGGCTCTGGATCGTGGCCTACCCCTCTGAGCAGAGACTACAAAGACACCGCCAAAAACTGGGAAGACCTAGCCAAATATGCACACAAGAAACGCTTGCCATGTTCAGTAGCAGCAATGGAAAAGCGCAATGGAAAGTTGAACCCAAGGTGGGTAGACTGGTTGATGGGATACCCAATAGACCACACAGATTGCGACAGCTAGGTAATGCTGTTGTACCACAGATTCCTGAGTACATTGGACAGTGTATCAGGGATCAATACAAAGGAGACTAAACATGTCAGCAGAAAGTAAAGTACTACGAGCCTTGCGTAAACGTAATCGTGTCACGCGCAAGACTGCTATCGAACGTGGATGGGCAGAGAATCTTACTGCCACCATCTCTCGACTGCGTAAGATGGGACATGATATTGTACCTATCATGGCACGTACACCTGAAGGAGAGACATACACACGCTATCGTTTGATGGCTTAACCTACAGACCTGGACATGTCTTTAAACTGTCCTTCTTTCAACCAAACAAGGTAATATCTAATGACTACGAACAAAGAACTTGCTGATCTATTTCGCTGGTGTGAGGACATAGGACAGTTCGCCACTGATCGACCCATCAATGATACCTTGAACCATCAAGGATCATGCATACACAAGACAAAGTTCTGTTCTAATACTTGTTTCAATAACAAGTTATATAAACTCTATCCCAAGATGCATAACAGGGATGACAGGGTAGAGAGTATCTGGCAGAACCTTGATCCTCTTTCTGTCAAACCTTTTCTGAAACGTAAGCGTAAGCAAACCAAGCGAGTACGTCTCAAGACTAGAGGTGAAGCCTTTGCTAACATAGCAGATGTATTCAAGGTCAAAGAAATGGTAGAGGATAATCCTGATACAGCATGGTGGGTGCCTACCAGAGCATGGCGTGATCCTCATCTCAAGACTTTGATAGAAGATGTTCTGTTCCCTATCAAGAACATTGCTATCAATGCCAGTGTTGATCCATCTAATACTACAGAAGAATGGAAGATGCTGGAAGATACTGGCTGGAATATTATGTTCTATGGAGATGATACCTTGACACATAGTCCAGCCACTGAGAAGAAAGTATTTCTATGTCCCAAGACGCACAAGAAATTGAAAGGACATTGTGATACTTGCAAGGCTGGATGTTTCAGTCAGCATACTATTCAACGTCAACAAATTGTACACTTATCCCAACATTAGGAGAAAGAATATGTTTAGTTTCTTTAAGAATTGGAATACAGCAAGCGAAGACTTTAGTCCCACCTTGTTACCCACAGTAACACTCAGTGATATAACTTATAATGATCATGATTATGAAGAAGATGTAGAACTTCCACCACTAGAACCTATTGGCCCAGGATATGGTAGTTATCGTAATGATGAAATCAGAACTTTAATAGGTAAGCATATTAAATTTGGTCGTTGGACTTATTTTGAAGACGCTATCAAAATTCATTCTTCTAAACAAATAGAGAAGGGGGAAGTACAATGTACCTTGAGAAGTGCCATGCGAACTAATGCTTTGTATTGTCTACGTGTTATTGATTCAGAAACAAAGGAGTAATCATATGTGGAAATCAGAAGTACCTTTATCAGACACGCTTAGAATGGTTGACCTTATTAAAGAGGTTGACATCAATAAGTATTCTCAAGTAGAATATAGAGAAGTTATAAGCTCTATCATGATTTCTTTCATTACTGATTATGAAGATGAAGATGTTCAAGAATCATCTATCTGTTTTTCAAGGTAGATGATTGCACTTCTTTAGTAAGTATGCTATAATATATAAACCATAGGAGAGTAATATGTTTAAGTTTCATGATCACATACAGATAAACTTATCGCAGGATACTGTATGTGGAGAACCTTTGGATAGTATTATCCTGCGACATAGTGACGCAACATCTATTACAGACGTATCGGTAAAAGATTGTAATAGAATATTAAACAGTGAACTAGAGGAGTGGGAACATGAATACAATCAGTACCTCGATTCCCTTAAAGTATTTAACTAATAGGCGCAGAAAGGTAGAGCATATTAGTTTTCGTGATCCTTACTGGGAACAAAGGAGGAAGCATCAAGTAGTACCTGATAAAAAGAAAGAAGACAGTAAAAGAAAGTGTAGGTCTAAAGATGTTTATCATAGTACAGATTGAAGGTGAACCTACACTGGAAAACTTACATGCTCTTCCCAATGCAATGGGAAATAAACTAGAAGTATTTTCTTCAAGGGAAGATGCATGTGAGTTATTAGAGTTACTATGGAATCTTGATCCTGAAGACCAGGAAGAAAATGATATCCATGTGTGGCGACTACACTAAGGAGATTCTTAATGAACCTTACGAATTTAATACACTCCTTACAAGATGTATCTAATACGTTAAGTATAGTAAATGAAAACTGTGATGTGAAAGGAAAGAAAAAAATTATTGAAGACATGAGAAAGAAAAGTATTTCTGATTTAAACAACATAATCAATGACTTACAATCCTTACAAAGAGAAAGAATAGGACTGGAGATAGGAGCATGGCGTGCATAAGATTCATTATAATATTAGGTATGATTTTCTTTTCTTCTATAGCTTATGCTGAAGAGGATAAAGAATTAAAATGTTTAGTAGAGGCAGTCTATCATGAAGCTCGATCTGAATCTTTTACAGGTCAGTTGGCAGTAGCTAATGTAATAATTGAACGTGTTAATCTTTCAAAGTTTCCTAATACAATATGTAAAGTTGTACATGCTGGTAAGTATTGGAAGGGAACCATAGTAAGAAATAAATGTGCGTTTAGTTATTACTGTGATGGTAAAAAAGAATGGGCATCTATTGAGAAAGAAGCTTTAGACATAGCTTATCATGTATCTTCTTTAGCTTTAGATGGTGTTACTCTCATGTCTACCTTGGGAGCCACGCATTATCATGCTAGTTATGTATCTCCTTTCTGGGCTAACGAGATGGAAAGACTACAACAAATAGGAACACACATTTTCTATGTTGACTAACATGTAAATATATGTTACTCTTCGTTTAAAGAGAGGTTATTATGGGTAGAGTTAAAGACTTACTATATACTGGAGTATATGATATGGGTTATGAAGATGATCTATTAAGAGAAAATAATGTCTTACAAAGAAATGTAAGAGAGTTACAAGAACAATTACAGAAAGCTCATCAAAGAATCAAACATCTTACTGATAATCGTTGGAGTGAAAATAAAGAAGAACAAGATAAAAATCAAATACAGTTAGATTTGAAATGATTGAAGATAGTTTTTGCAAGGTGTTTGACTTTGTTTCTATTAAGGCTACGATAGAAGAAAGAAATAAGGTAATCTACTGCGAGGTTTCTGAAGAAGAGTGGGAAGATTGTGTTCATATTTTGTTTTCATTCATGGTTGAAAATGGATATGATCCTCACAAACAAGAAGAGATAATTCAATTTGTTAAAGATTACTTTCCTAACTTACCTAACAATGACAATGAGGATCAAGAAGATGAATAAAAATTTATGGGATAAGGAAGAGCGACAGGTCTTTCGATCTCTGACTAGACAATACAAACAAGAAGGATATGATAGTAAAGAAGCTAAAAAATTAGCCAGACAAGAAACAAAAGAAATTATGAGCGATAAGATTGAGTTCGCTGAAACATTATATGAACAGGCTTTGCAAGACTTTGATTGAAGATATAATAAATAAAGTTATCTTAGTACAAGCATTAAACTATGATGTTTATTTTAAATTCAACAAAAAGAAGGGAGGTATTCTTTGTGTTAAAGAAGATGGTAAAGTTGTGTGGATATATCCATATGTTACTGCACCTCAAAAGTCTCATACTAGAACAGTACTTACAAATTATTTTGGTGAGTCTATTATTAGGAATTAAATATGTCTGGTAAATGGTTAGAACGAGGAGCGTGTCCTGAGTGTGGGTCTAGCGATGCTAATGTTAGTCACTCAGAAGGATACTCTCATTGCTTTTCTTGTGATACACACTTTAAAGAAGGAACTGATCAAGTGGTTGTACCTATGCAGAATAAGAAAGAAGGCTTTACAGTAGGAGAACTAAAAGGAATTGATGATCGTAAGATTAGTAAGGCTACGTGTAAGAAGTTTAATACTTTTGTAAAGACTAACGGTAACAATATTACTCATCACATCTATCAGTACTACGATTCAAAGGGAGAATATGTAGGCAATAAGGTCAAGCAAGTAGAAGGTAAAAAGTATTGGTCTGAAGGTAACATTCAGAATGCAGGTCTGTTTGGTCAAGATATTTTCACACCCAGAGGAAAGTATGTAACTGTATGTGAAGGTGAGCTAGATGCTATGTCTGCTTATGAATTGCTTGGATCGAAGTGGCCCACAGTATCTATCAAGTCAGGGGCGCAAGCTGCTCTGCGTGATTGTAAGAGTGCGTTTGAATATCTCAACAGCTTTGAGAATGTTGTTCTCTGCTTTGACTCTGATAAGCCTGGAAAGGAAGCAGCAGAGAAAGTAGCTCAACTCTTTGAGCCTAACAAGTGTCGCATTATTCATCTTGAATACAAAGATGCCAATGAATATCTCAAGATGAATAAGCGTCAGAAATTTACAGAAGAATGGTGGAATGCTAAACCATTTACACCAGCAGGTATTATCAATCTAGATTCTTTACAAGATTCTTTGTATGATGAAGCGCACTTTGAAACGTGCCTCTACCCTTGGTCTGGTCTGAATGATAAGACCTATGGTATGAGGACAGGAGAGCTTGTAACCTTTACCAGTGGTGCTGGTATGGGTAAGTCTAGTATCATCAGAGAGTTGATGCATCATCTCTTGAAAAGTACCAAGGATAACATTGGTGTCTTGGCTATGGAAGAAAGCATCAGGTCTACAGCCTTTAATATCATGGCAGTGGAGGCTAATGCTAGGCTGTACATCAAGGAAGTACGAGATCAGTTTGATAAGAAAGACCTGCTCAAGTTTCAGAAAGATACATTAGGTACAGGAAGGTTCTTTGCCTTTGATCACTTTGGTTCGATAGGTAACGATGAGATACTTAATCGAGTCAGGTTCATGGCAAAGGCTCTTGAGTGCCGTTGGATTATTCTTGATCACTTGTCTATCCTAGTATCAGGTCAAGAACAGTTCGGTGATGAACGTAAGTCAATTGATATTCTAATGACTAAGCTTCGTAGTCTTGTGGAAGAAACAGGATGTGGATTGCTCTTGGTATCTCACTTGCGTAGACCATCAGGTGATACTGGACATGAGAATGGTAAAGAAATTACCTTGTCACACCTTAGAGGAAGTGCTAGTATTGCACATCTTAGTGATAGTTGCATTGGCTTGGAAAGAAACCAGCAAGCAACTGATGAGGTAGAGGCTAACACTACTGTCCTTCGTATCTTGAAGAACAGATATACAGGTGACGTTGGTATTGCTTCATATCTTTACTATGATAAAGAGACAGGAAGGATGAGTCAGATAGATAATCCTTTTGATGCAGAGACTACAACAGATGAGGAGGTGCCTTTCTAATGTCGAAGTGTGTGGTAGATATCGAAACAAATGGTTTAGATGCTACTAAGTTACACTGTATAGTAGCTAAAGATATAGACACACAAGAAACTTTTACCTGGGAAGAAGATAAATGCAAAGACTTTGTATCTTGGTCAACTAAATATGATAAGCTGATCATGCACAATGGTATTAACTTTGATGGGTATTGGTTAAACAAATTACTAGGTATGAATATACAACTCAATCAGATAGAAGATACTCTGATCATGTCCCAACTTTATAATCCTATTCGTTCTGAAGGACATTCTCTTAAAGCATGGGGCAATAAACTAAAAATGCCTAAAGGAGATGTAGATAGTTTTGAGTACTACTCTCCAGAGATGTTAGAGTATTGCAAACAAGATGTTAATATTACCTCACGATTGTATAAAGTTTTAGAAGATGAAGGTAAAAGTTTTTCTTCTAAATCTAAACATCTTGAGTATAAAGTACGTGCTATCATTGACCAACAAGAACGCAATGGCTTTGCTTTTAATCTTCGCAAAGGACAGTCCCTCTTAGGTTGTCTAGAGGATGAAGCCAATGAATTAAGTGATACAGCACAAAAGATGGTTCCACCTACCAAGGTAGAGCTAAAGACCAAGACAAAATATATTCCTTTTAATATAGGTTCTCGTCAGCAAATAGCTGCTGTCTTACAAGAGAAAGGATGGAAGCCTGAGACATATACAGAGAAGGGAAATATTATAGTCAACGACGATGTTCTCTCTAAGATTGACATGGACGAGGCTAGAATGTTTAGTCGCTATTTGCTCTTGCAAAAGCGTATAGCCCAGATTCGATCTTGGATAGAAAAGTGTGGGGATGAAGGCAGAGTTCATGGAAAAGTAATGACACTCAAAACAATCACAGGAAGAATGGCACACAACAGTCCTAATATGGCTCAAGTGCCAGCTTCTTACTCTCCCTATGGTGCTGAGTGTCGTGAGCTTTGGACCGTTAGTAATCCTCACACTCATAAGTTAGTAGGCACAGATGCTTCAGGCTTGGAGCTACGTGTCTTGGCTTCTTACATGAAAGATAAAGCATTCATTGAAGAAGTTCTTAATGGTGATGTACATACAGCTAACATGAAGATGGCTGGATTAAATGATAGGTCGCAAGCAAAGACATTTATATATGCATTATGTTATGGTGCAGGTCCAGCTAAGATAGGTAGTATAGTTGGTGGGTCTTCTAAAGAAGGACAGGTTCTTATAAATAGATTTCTCAACAACATGCCACGCTTTAAAAACTTGCGTAACCAAGTCATTGAAGCTGCTGAGAGTGGTGTAATCAAAGGACTTGATGGTAGGTTACTACACATACGAAACTCTTTCTCTGCTTTGAATACCCTGATACAAGGAGCAGGAGCAGTTGTATGTAAACAATGGCTTGTCCATATGATGGCTGAAGTATATGCATCAGGGCTTGATGTTAAACTAGTAGGGAGTATTCATGACGAATATCAATTTGAAGTATCAAATCAAGATGTGAAAAGATTTACAGAGATAACTAAGTACTCTATGATTAAGACTACTAAAACCTTAAACCTAAACTGTCCTCTAGATAGTGAACACAAAGTAGGAACCACATGGCTAGAAACGCATTAGTACATAAAGAAAATATGGAGCTAGGGTTAAAGACTGAAAATCTTTTTGAGGAGACAGCTAAGAAAGAAAACTTTATAGTACAAAAAGCAAGTCTATCAGAAGACAGGTTTAAACATATAGATTTCTTTCTAACACAAGATCACTTTAAATACAGTGTAGATGTTAAGGCTAGAAAGAAAACAAACAGAGTTGATGCCAAGGTTAATGATGAATGGACCTGGATTGAATTTAAAAATGTACTTGGTAGGAAAGGATGGCTGTATGGTGAAGCTGACTACATAGCATTTGAAAGAGCAGATGATTTTCTAATGGTCAACAGAGAAAATCTAGTAAAATTTTGTGAGGATAAAGTTGATTTAGAAACTATGGTTTCCAGAGCTTATCAAGCAGAGTATAAAGTTTATCAACGACAAGGCAGGAAAGATTTAATTACGAGAGTTCGTATGGATGATCTGGCTAACTTAGAAGGAAATATAATTTTGCAAAAATAGTTATTGACCCTGTGTTATTTATCATGTATAATTCGTTTTGAAACCATGCAGGAATATCTGCTATCATTTAAGGAGAATACAATATGGGTGTTATCAATGGAACTGCTTACTGGGCATCAGTCACTATCCCTAACACAACGTACAATGAAGATGGAGAATGGAAGATTGATGTATGTAATCTTTCTGAATCGACTGTGGCTAATCTGATTGCAGATGGCTTGGAAGATCGTATTAAAAACAAGGATGACGAGCGTGGCGATTTCATCAGCTTGAAACGTCAGGTTAAGAATCAACGTACAGGACAGGCTAACTCTGCTCCTGATGTAATGGATGCACAGAAGCGTCCTCTTGTAAATACTTTGGTAGGCAATGGGTCTATCGTAAATGTTCTGTATCGTCCATATGATTGGACTTATCAGAAACGTAAGGGACGCTCTGCTTCTCTTGAGGCAGTACAAGTTCTTGATCTTGTTCCTTATGGTGGTTCTGCATCAGATGCTTTTGATGTGGTTGATGATGGCTTCTCCTCGATGAATGAAGAAACTATTCCTCTTTCATCCTAACTAGGGAAGGGGGAACTCTGGGTGACTAGGGTTCCCCCTATTTTTATGAAAAATATAGATACATTAGTAGAAGATATTTATTCCTTGTTTGAAGAAGCTGTTCCTGACATGTCTGATTCTGAGGTAGACAAGATTATCAGTAAGTTTGGAGACTCTTTGAAGGTACATCTCAAGGCTTTTATTTATGAGGAAGAGCGTCGAAGAGATTCTCTAAGACTGTCTGCTATAGGTAAACCTGAACGTCAACAGTGGTACTCAGCATCTCCTAACTCAACTGTAAAAGAAACTATTGAGCTTGAAGGAAAGGATAAGATTAAGTTTCTGTATGGTTATATCTTAGAAGAACTTTTACTTACCTTGTCTTCTCTGGCTGGACATACTGTCACAGACGAGCAGAAAGAAGTTGAAGTCGAAGGAGTCAAGGGACATCAAGATGCTATTATTGATGGTGTCCTTGTTGATTGTAAGTCTGCATCAGGTAGAGGCTTCGATAAGTTTAAGAATAACTATGTCTCTTCAGATGATCCCTTTGGTTACATAGCTCAACTGTCTTCCTATGCAGAAGCTAATGGACTGAGCGATGCTGCTTTCTTGGCTATCAATAAACAATCAGGAGAGATATGCTTATCTAAAGTACACTCTATGGAAATGATCAATGCAGCAGAACGTGTTAAATATATTAAAGATGTTATTAAACAGGATACTCCTCCAGCTAAGTGCTATGAGCCTGTTCCTGATGGTAAGTCTGGGAATTATAAGTTGGCTATTGGTTGCATCTATTGTGACTATAAGCGTGACTGTTGGATGGATGCTAATCAAGGTAAAGGATTACGTGTGTTTGATTATGCAACAAACCCACGATACCTTACACAAGTTTCTAAAACTCCTAATGTAGATGAGATCGTAGACTGGTAATGCATTGGAAGTACACAGGTAAACCAGACATTGAAAATAAATTTGGATTTGTCTATCTTATTACCAATAAGAAAACAGGTAAAGCTTACATAGGATGCAAACAGTATTGGCATTATAAAAAAGGTAAGCAGTACAGACAATCTAATTGGAAAGTTTACATGGGTTCTTCTCGCTCCTTGACAGAAGATATTAAGAAGATTGGTAAAAGAAATTTTAAATTTGAAATGATTGCTGAGTTTAAAAACAAACGTAGCTTACGTTATTATGAGTGTTACTATCAAATGAAGTATAATGTTTTAGCTGCTGTTCTAGAAGGAACAGATGAGCCAGCATTTTATAATAACTATGTAGGAGGTAAATGGTATAGGCCAGTAGAGAGCTATGAATCAGAATTATAAAAATATAATGAACACCTTAACATCTATTACTAATGAATCTATTTTTACAGGTACTCCTAACAATGAGTACCATTCATTATTTATGGGTGTTATTCTTAGAGCTTTGTTAGATGTTAGTAAACCTTCTACAAGTGTAGAGCCTAGTAGTATTAAAGTAGATCGTCTAGCTGCGCGTTCCTGGTTCTTTGCTACATCTGGAGTTACTTGTGAAAACTTTGAATATGTGTGTGACATAGCTGGTATAAATCCTGTGGCTATGCGTTCTGTAGCAACAAAGGTATTACAAAGAAAGGATATACATAATGTCAGGAAAGAAATCAACTCCTTCTTCAATAGAGAAAACTGACATGGTTAATAGTCCCAAGCATTATAGAATGCAGGGAGTAGAGGCAATTGATATTTTAGAAATGTCGATGACTGAAGAAGAGTTCTTAGGATATCTTAAAGGAAACGTATCAAAGTATCTACTAAGATATAAACATAAAAGCAAACCCAAAGAAGATTTGCAAAAAGCTAAATGGTATATAGAGAAACTAATAGAAAAAATATAGAGGAGAAACTGGATGAACGAGATTACTTTACCTACAAACTATCAATCATTTATACACATGTCAAGATACTCTCGTTGGTTAGATGAGCAAGGACGCAGAGAGTCATGGGAAGAAACTATTGATAGGTATCTTTCTTTTATGTCAGATCATTTGAAAGAGAACCATGACTACTCTCTATTTGGGGTAGAGTTAGCTGACATTCGCAGAGGCATGTTGAACCTAGAAGTATTGGGTTCCATGAGAGCATTGATGACTGCTGGTCCTGCCTTGGAACGTGAGCATATCTCAGGATACAACTGTTCTTATTTACCTATTGATTCTCCTCGTTCCTTTGATGAGTGTCTATATATCCTGATGAATGGTACAGGTGTGGGCTTTTCTGTTGAGCGTCAGTACATCAACAAGCTTCCTACTATTCCTGATCAATACTTTGAGAACACAGATGATGTTATATCTGTTGCTGATTCCAAAGAAGGTTGGGCCAGAGGACTGCGTGATCTTATCTCTCTCTTGTACACTAATCGTATACCCAAGATAGATACCAGTAAGATACGCCCTGCTGGTGCAAGGCTCAAGGTGTTTGGTGGTAGAGCATCTGGTCCTGCTCCTCTGGAAGAACTGTTTGACTTCACCATCCAAACCTTTAGGAAAGCCAAGGGACGTAAGCTTACCTCTATCGAGTGCCATGATATCATGTGCAAGGTAGGTCAGGTAGTAGTGGTAGGAGGAGTCAGAAGGTCTGCCTTGATCTCGCTCTCTAACCTCACTGATGAACGTATGCGTATGGCTAAGAGTGGTGAGTGGTGGGTGGACAACCAACAACGTGCCTTGTCTAACAACTCTGTATGCTACACAGAACGTCCTGACATGGGTATCTTCATGAAGGAATGGTTGTCACTCTATGAAAGCAAGAGCGGTGAGAGAGGTATCTTTAATCGTGCCTCTGCACAGGTCAAGGCAGCATCTAATGGAAGGCGTGATGGTGATATAGAGTTTGGTACTAACCCTTGTTGTGAGATTATCCTACGACCTTATCAGTTCTGTAATCTATCAGAGGTTATCTGTAGAGTAGATGATACTATGGTTACGCTCAAGAACAAAATTAAACTGGCTACTATACTGGGTACATTTCAATCTACTCTTACAGACTTTGGATATATTCGTAAGCGTTGGAAGAATACTACAGAAGAGGAAAGGTTACTTGGTGTGTCTCTGACAGGTATCATGGATTGTCCTGCTATATATGATGCTTCTCCAGAAGCTCTTCAACAACTAAGAGACGTAGCTATCAAGACTAACAAGAAACTGGCAGAGAAATTAGGTATCAATCAGAGTACTGCTGTTACATGCGTTAAACCCTCTGGAACTGTGTCACAACTTGTTGATGCTGCCTCTGGTATTCATGCCAGACATAATCCTTACTACATCAGGACAGTCAGAGGAGACAACAAAGACCCTCTGACAATGTTTCTCCAGGATAAAGGTGTACCGTCAGAGCCTGACTTTACAGCACCTGATAATGTAACTGTATTCTCCTTCCCTATGAAGAGTCCAGAGGGTGCTATTTGTAGATATGATATGGGAGCGTTAGAACAACTAGAACTCTGGCTCAAGATTGCAGACAACTACTGTGAACATAAACCTTCTGTTACTATCTCTGTCCAGGAACATGAGTGGCTAGAGGTAGGTGCCTGGTGTTGGGAACATTTTGATTCTCTCTCTGGTATATCTTTCCTTCCTTTCTCTGATCATTCTTATAAGCAAGCTCCTTACCAAGATATAGACAAGGAAGAGTTTAAAGACTTGACAGAGAAGATGCCACCTGCTATAGATTGGTATGAGTTATCTAACTATGAGAAAGGAGATACAACCACTGGATCACAAGAGCTTGCCTGTGCAGGTGGAGTATGTGAAATCGTAGACATAGGAGCATAAATGAATCGTACATTAACATATCACCTTAAAGATTTAAAAGATACAGTCCCTAAACAAAATGAAGATATCATTAAAGCTATTGATTTACTTTTATTTTATCTTAATATGCGTACTGATGTAGAAGATTACCCTGATTCAGGATTTACTGACAGTTTTAGTTCTTTAGAAACAAGCAAACTTAAATGAGTAGTAAGGATTCTAAAAGAATACCTAAATATCTGGGAGGTACTCCTACAGAGGGTAAAAGTTTCAAAGAATATATCAAAGATGTTATGAAAAAAGTAAGGAACTATTTTAAATGGAAGTAACACTGATAGATCATATGGGTTCAGACCTGACAGTGGTAAACGCTGCCAGAGTTTCCTTCTCCAAAGAATCTGAATGGGAGAGCGTTACTCCTGCTGGACCTGTTAGTAACTTACTAAAAGAATCAGATGAGAAGCTGATTAAGTACCTTGCCAAGCACAATCATTGGACTCCTTTTGGTCACTGCTCTGTGTCTTTCAGAATCAAAGCACCTATCTTTGTGGCTAGACAACTGGGCAAACATCAGGTGGGTCTAGTCTGGAATGAGGTGAGTAGAAGATACGTAGATAGTCAACCTGAGTTCTACTACCCTGAGTACTGGAGAGGTAGACCCACTGA